TGGATCGGTTAAGGCTGTTAGGCAATGGAGTAGTGCCGGATACGGCAGAGGTAGCTTTTAGGACTTTGTACAAGGAGTTGATGAATGACTGACGCAGACCACGAAGCCGAAATGCGGCACATGGACTACATGGGGTTTGAGCATGAGGACGATTATTGCAACGAGTGTGCGAACTTTGGGTGTACGTGTGAGGAGGCGGAATGAAACCTGAACCCACGCAACCCCTCACCCTCACCATCAACGGCAGCGAGGAGGAGTTGCGGCACTACTTAAAGTCAACCCATTACCACAGCATCCTGTGGAACTTGGAGGGTCAGTGCCGGAATAAATTAAAGCACGGGCATGATTTTGAGAATGCCGATGAGGTGTTGAGGTGGGTGCGAAGTTTTATGATCAACTTGGAGGAAGAATGAAAAAGCGGGAACCTTGGGAGAACTATAACCTCGCCACGGAGGTAGGGGGAATAATCATAGCCTTGTCACCACTGGCTTTTGCCGTGCTGTGGATTTTAAGGGGGTGCGCCAGTGCCTAACTCACGAGCCAAGGGCAAGCGCCGGGAGCGGGAGCTGGCCCGCCTGTTTACGGACGAGGGTTACCCTGCGAAGCGTGGTGGATTCATGCAGGTCAGGGCCGGGGCCAGCGAGGGCGCGGATGTCTTATGTGACTCCCTCCCCTGGCTGCATGTTGAGGCGAAGGGGCATAAAACTTTTATGGGGGCCAAGCTGCGGGCCGCCATCGAGCAGGCCGAGCGTGACCGCAAGGTCAACACGCTGGCATCCGTGTGGCACAAGGAGGATCACTCCCCCTGGTACGTCACCATGGAGGCACATGACCTGTTCCGAATTATTCGCGGCGAGTTTTTAACCTAAACCAAAGAAAGGAAACCCATGGCAATAACAGTAATGGGTGCCAACGAAGGCACCATGCAACGACAACTCCCCCCCGCAGAGAACCTACCGGCACGGTGTGTGCAGATTGTGGACCTCGGCACACAGGAGGAGGAATGGAGCGGGGAGAAGTCCCTGAAACGTAAAATACGGCTCACCTGGGAGCTGCCCACGGTGGAGTTTACCGGGCAGGAGGGGGATACTTGGAACCCCATTATCTCCAAGGAATACACGGCAAGCCTCCACGAGAAGGCCACGCTTCGCAAGCACCTCGAAAGCTGGCGCGGCAAGCCCTTTAACAGCACGGAACTGGAAGGCTTCGATGTCGGCAAGCTGCTGGACAAGACCTGCATGGTACAGGTGGGGCATAAGCAAAAGGCCACCGGGGGTGAGTACGCCGTCATTGCCAATATCTCCAAGCTGCCCAAGGGCATGGACTGCCCGGATCGCGTGCGGGACCTCATGGAATACTCCGCCGATGAAGGTGACACGGACACGTACCGCGGGTTCCCTGACTGGCTCAAGGAACGCATCGCAGCCAGCCCGGAGTTCGCGAAGGGCAAAAAAAAAGGAACCAACACCGACCACGAGCCAAGCGAGGCGGTGCCGTTCTAATAACCCTCGGGGAGGATAAAAACAAACTCCCCGAGGACTTTGATATTTGGGCCTAGCGGCCCACAGGGCGCAGGGGATTGCGGCGGTGCCTCGAATGTTCACTGGTTATTGTATCACCCCCGCCCCGGATAATCGCATAAAGCCGGGGTGCGCCTTGTTATTTAAATAACAATCAAGAGAGGATTTCAGGATGTCTATTATGATAAAAGGCCCGGATGTGGATGAACAAATCCGGGGACGCACCAGTGGCTCCGAGTCAGCGCACTGGTACAAGGGTGATGGCTCACCGGCGCACCGAAAGGAGAACGGCCAACCCACCACCCTGCGGGAGGCGCGGCGGGAGAAGAAGGAGACCGGCACGGGGCTGTTCCCGAGTGTCACCAGTGTCCTTAAAATTCTTGAAAAAGATGCCTTAAACCGCTGGAAAATAAGGGAAAATCTCAAGGCAGCGTGGGATCACCGGCAGTTCGCCGGCACCCTCGATGAGTGGCTGGACGTGGTCCTGGAACAGGCCAGCAGCAAGTCCAGGACTGCCGCGGGGTTCGGCACCCGGTTCCATGAGGCCGTGTGGCTGCACAATGTCGGCATGCCCGTGGTGTGTGATGATGAGGTGCGGCCTTATTTAAATAAGTACCTCGAATGGTTTAATGAACGGGTGGACAGGGTGCTGGAGGCGGAAAAGGTTATTGTCTCGGAGCTAGGCTTTGCCGGCACCCGTGATGCTGTTATGAAAATTGACGGGGAGGTGACGGTGGTGGACTTCAAGACCCAGACCGTGGACCCCAAGTATGGGGCAAGGGCGTGGCCCGAGCATGCCCTCCAGCTCGCCGCCTACCGCAGTGTGCGACGCCGCAAGGCGAGGTGCATGAATTTAATAATTAACTCCGTGGAGCCTTCCGCGCCACACGAGCATTGGTGGAAGGAGGAGGACCTAAAGAAGGCTTGGGCTGAATTTAAGTGGTGCCTCAAGTTGTGGCAGAGTCGAAAGAAATATAGGCCGAGGTAAAGGATGGAAGTTCTCACAGAGCAGGAACCTCCCGAGCCGGGGATGGTGCTGGTGAAGTACACAAGGGACGGGTACATCGTTCGATGCTGGCACCAGCCCGACACGGTGCCGGACCGGAAGGCGTTGGGGGCAATTATTAGAAGCGAAGTTTTCAGGAGGGAAAAGGATGGGGAGCAAACAGACGACTGAGGAGGTGTTGGGGGCCGTGGATTGGCTCAACGACTGGGAGGGGAACGCGACGTGTCCAGGGCAGGATCTCCACTCCCATCGCACTGGCCCACGGGATTGCCGGGTGTACCTCGACAAGGTTCCCACCATTTATTGTGTACACCAGTCCTGCCTCGGGGAAGTGGAGAAGGCCAACCGACAGTTGCGTAAGGTTCTCTGCAACCAGGACACAGGGAGCCTTACTTTTAAGGGGAGCCAATTAGCGGGTGGCTTTATTCCAGTCACCAAGGCCCACTACAGCCCAAAGGATCGCCGGGAGTATCTTCGGCGCAAGTCCAGGGAGCGCCAGCTCAAGTCGGCCGGGCGCAAGCAACTGGAACGGATCCTGAATGACCCGGTTTACCAGTGGGAGTATGACCAGATTCTGGCTGACTCCCCACTGGCCCCCGGCCATGAACCCATTGAGGATTGGCACCTCTTTCTGGGGCTGTTTGAGGGAATGGAGGGCAGTCTTTGGTGCGGCGATGTCACGGACTCGGGACAGGAACATCATTCGGAGAACTTTAAGCCCACCGACGAGTGGTTGCTGTCCCCGGAGCCTCCCGGTGCCTTTACGTGCAGCGCCCTTTTTGCGCCGGGGACAACATCCCGGCGCAACGCAAACGTGACGAGCCGGCCCTATCTGGTCATGGAGAGCGACAAGCTCACCAAGGGGCAGATGGGGGCCGTTTTACGGTGGTTCAATGTCGGCATGCACTGGCCGCTCCGGGCCATTATCGACACCGGCGGGAAGAGCCTGCACGGGTGGATGGACATGCCACCCCAGGAGTGGCTGCCGGAGTTGCAAATCATTGTTGAGGCCATGGATATGGACCCCGCCATGCTCAAGCCTTCCCAACCCGTGCGCCTTCCCGGTGTGCCACGCAACAACAAATTTCAACGCCTCATCTACTATGCGCCACGCCATCAATCCCGCTGATTTTCTGCTAGGAGCATCCCTCCTGCCGCCCATCAAGGCCGCCAACGAACTCACCCACACCGACCCCATCCTGCCCCCGGAACTCATCCATGGGGTGCTGCACCAGGGTAGCAAGATGATTATGGGCGGTGCCAGTAAGGGCCGTAAAACGTGGATGCTTATGGACTTGGCCATCTGTGTGTCCGAGGGGCTGCACTGGTGGGGTTTTCCCACAACTCAAACACCAGTCTTGTACCTCAATTTGGAGATTCAGGAGCCTTTTGCAGCCAAAAGACTGAACTCACTCAAGGCCAGCCGGGAGATTCAGGACCTACCCAATCTCAAGTTGTGGAACCTGCGCGGCTACGCCGCCCCACTCGAAGAGTTGACGCCAAAGATTACCGAGCAACTCACCCACCACAATGTCGGTCTGCTCATCCTGGACCCACTCTACAAGGTCCTCGGGGACACCGAGGAGAACGCCAACACCGACATGGCTCTGCTCCTGAACAACCTTGAGAGCATCGCCGTGCAACACGGTTGCGCCGTGGTTTTTGCACATCATTTTCGCAAGGGTGGCCCCAGTGATGGGGCCGCCATGGATCGCATGAGTGGCGCCGGGGTGCTGGCCCGCGACCCTGACAGCATTGTCACAATGCAGGACCACGAGGATGAGGATTGCGTGGTGGTGGACATGACCCTGCGCAATTTTCCCCCCATCAACCCTTTTGGGATGTCCTGGGAGTTCCCTGTTTTCAACCGAAATGACGACATTGATACCAGTAAACTCCGCGGGAAGGGTGGGCAGAAGGCTAAAGTGTCAACCCAGCAAGTCGCCAATTTGATCCCGTTCAGGGATGGGGTGACAAAAAAGGAGCTGGTGGGAAAGATCATGGATGACATGGGGGTGTGTGACAGGTCTGCCTACAGGTATGTCAAGGCCGCCCTGGACAAGGGTGACATCAAGATGTCGCCAGCCGGAGGCTGTTTGGTCCGTGGGGATTAGGTTCTGTCAACATGCTGAAAACATGCTTCCATTTTGTCGCCATGTCTGTGTTTTGACAGCCCACATGGGACTAGTATCGTCCCGCGCCCCCGTGGGCGGGACTAGTCCCATGACAGTGGCATTTTTGTCATTTTGACAGTTGACAGAACCCTTTAGGGTGTCGCTGTCAAAATCGGCAAAAAATACCATGGGGTAAATAGGGGTGAAATGGTGGCTTCCAGGGTGGTCTTTGGCTTTTCTCACCTACCCTCAAGGTGGGTGAGAAAAGTGACAGGGCGGTGAAGGGCGGCAAGGTGGCCCCGCTGCCTCCAAGGATTGCCGGGGAGCAGTGTTAACACCTTGCCCAAAACCAAGAGTTGACCCCTCAGTCCATTTCAGGGATGTTCAGCCTCAGTTGGTGTTAACACCCCAGATTGCGCTGTAGGGCGTTGGGGAGTCATGGCGGGTGTTTACACCCTACAGACATCAAAATGGCTTAGAGGGCCATTTACGGGCCAAAGAGAGGTACTTGTGGAGATTACAGGGACAAAGCAAAGGCTGCACACCTTCAAAATTGCCGCGGAGTGCTTTTTTTGCGGCCGCGCATACCTGGCCAATGTGCAGCGCCTCCCTTTGCCCCCGGATGGCCAGGAAAGTGCCAAAACGGATCACTGGGTGGCCCTGGTGCGACTTTCACAGGTTCAAAGAGTGGATCACGTCTGCCCGGCGTGCTGGAACGCAATTGAGGAGGAAATTTGATGCCGTTATCTCAGTCGCAGGCGTCCAAGAATTTTCGGGAGAAGACTAAAAATGAGGGTGTTCTCCCATCTGGAACTGATGAGGATGGGAATATCATCATTGTCCAGCCCAAAAGGGGACTGGGGTCACGGATGGAGGGCCATAAATACGAGGCCATTGTGCGGGATCTAGCCGAGGGCCATACCATTCTCGATGTCGCTGAAAAGTACCAGGTTGGTTCATCACTGGTTCAGTTGCTGCGCAAGCGCCATTCTGATATTTGCCCCGGTCATCGACAATCCATGGTGACTCGCATGGAGCAGATGCGTGAGCAGTTGTCTGAGTCCATGCAAAATGACTTAAAAAAAGGAAAAATGCCCCCAGGCGTGAAACCCGTTGCTTTCGGCATCGTCACTGACAAATACTTGGCCGAAACGGGCCAAAATGTGCAAAAACACGAGCATTTACACGCTGTTTTGCCCCAGGACGACGTGAAAACCGCACTTTCTGGACTCACAGGAGACAAACAGCCTCCTGAGCATACGCAAAACACGGAGAAAACCGTCGAAATTGATGCAAATGTACAAGAAATGCACAAAAACGACACTCCAGGCGTTAGCGATAAAGGGGGGGAGGGGGGTCATGGGCAGCCGCGGCCGGAAGCGGCGACGGATTAGCCCCCTGACATTTTTTTTGACAATGGCATGACCCCCGAGACTCACCTCCTCACCAAGCTGGACTTGTCTCGCCCTGAACTCCTCGCGTTGCGCCGTGGGAAGTTCCCGGAAGGCACCCATTGGGTGCGTGGTGACCGCTCCAAGGTTCTTTGGACAGATACTGGCCTAAACGCCCTTTCGGAGCTGACCGGGGTGGATAAGGAGGAGTTGGTGGCACCCTTGGACGCACCCACTGCCCTCAAGGGGGTGGTGATGTGGGCGAATTACCCCAACAAAAGACTGGTGCAAGTGATGCCTGACGAGGGTGATGCGCCGATCCGGGTGAGGGTGAAGGACGCTTTGTTGTACGTGCCAGGGATGGCGATGGAGTACAGGAGAAATGGCGAAAGGGGATGGATGGAAGCCAAGCGACCCCGATCTCGCGGCCGGTTTTAGTGAGGCCCCGGAGGTTGGCTTGGGAGGTCATGGTGATCCCGGTGGGATGACCATTAAGGAAATGAATGCCCGAATGGACAAGTGGTTGGCGGCTCGGGGGCAGAAGACTTGGGGTTTACGCAGCCAGATCAATGCAGACTTGGCTGGTGAAAAGGGGGAGAACGAATGAAAAGAATCATTGGACTAACCATGGCGCTGGTGGGCTTTGCGGGCCTTGCGGCGGACAACATTGGGGACAACATTGGGGACTACCTGGCGAGCATTAGTGTGACGGTGCGGGCCGAGGGTGGCTACAACCGTGCGGAGGGTAGCGGGACGCTCTTCAAGCGCATGGTGGATGGCAGGGAGGTGGTGTTTTGTCATACGGCGGCCCATGTCATTGCCCACACCCGATCCGTGAGGGACGAGATTGTGGATGGCAAGCCAGTGAAGGTGGTGGAGTTTGGGAGTCCGTTTTTGGTTCGCAAACTGCGCAACCCTGACACGGGGCGGATTGTGGGGGAGACCGTGGTGGCGGCCAAGGTGGTTCGCTATTCGGACGCGGAGACGGGGCATGATTTGGCTTTGTTGCGAGTGCTGGCGAAAGACTTCAAGGCACCCAATTCAGTCAAGTTTCTGTCAAGGGACGCCAAGCTGGTCCCACTGGGGACGCACCTGTGGGGTTGTGGTTCGTTGCTGGGGAGCGATGGTGCCAACAGTATCACAGATGGGGTACTGAGCCAGCATGGGCGCATTCTATTTCGCAGCACGGACTTTACCCAGGTCAGCACGGTGGCCTTTCCTGGTTCGTCCGGGGGTGGCAACTTTAATGATGCGGGGCAGTATGTGGGGATGCTGGTGAGAGGCACCCGCACGCAGGGGTTCAACTTTCTGGTGCCGATCAAGAGGATGTGGGGTTATTATGAGAAGTCAGGAATGGCGTGGTGCATGGACCCCAGTGTCAAAGTGACGGAGAAGGACATTTCCAAGACTCCCATTGAGGACACGGTGGGGACGCCGGGGAGTGGTCGTGGGGACGAGAAGAAGTACCCGTTTTTGATTCGGCGCATACCACTTGGGGGAGCCGGGAAATGAAAACGACCTGGCGTGGAATGGCCCGCGCCGTGGTGGTTGGAGTATTGCTGGCATCATTGTTGGCCAACTGGTCCCTGTGGGTGACTTTTAAAGTCTTCCGGGACCGTTGGTATGAGGCAATAGAGGCGGCGGAACTCAATGACTTGAACGGTGAAGGTGGGGCGTGGGTTTGGATTGAGCTGGAGCGTGATGAATAATAGTATAAACAAGCCGGCCGGGAATAGAGGCATGGGAGAGCCATGCACGCGCTTTCATGCCCCTCACGGGGTTCTTTCTGGCGCAGTTGAACACCCGGTCGGCTTTTTCCCCTTATGATCCTGTCCGCCCCCAAGACAGGTGATGAGTTGATTCAGGCGGTGTTGGACTGGCCGGTTTCCAGGGCCAGCGGCATGACACGGGACACCCTTGCGGAGGCGGTTAAGCGGCAGGGTGTGGACCGTGTTTATGAGGACGTTAATTCGCTGTATCAGCGGATGATGCAGTCCAAGCTGGATCCCTTCAATGCCATCTGGGTGCCGGACCACTGGGAGGACGCGAAGCGGTTATTGGAGGAAAATGATCGCCTTTTAATAGGTGGTGGCAACCGCTCCGGCAAATCAAAATTCTCAGCCTGGTACATCATGCATCTATTGGTTGAGAAGCCGGACAGTCGCGTGGCGTGTTTTAGCATGACCAGCCAGAGCAGTATTCGGGACCAGCAGCCGGCCTTGTGGGAGTTTATGCCGCAGCAGTGGCAGAAGGTGAAACGTGGCGCGGTTCAGAACGTGAAGTACAGCCAGAAGAATGGTTTCACGGACAACACCTTTATCTTACCCAATGGAAGCCAGTGTTTTTTTATGAACTACGCCCAGCAGCCGGACATTTTGGAAGGCATGGAGGCTGACCTGATTTGGTTTGATGAGTTGGTGCCATGGCACTGGGTGCAGACAGCGGAGTTTCGGTTGACGACCCGCAGGGCCAGCCGCGGGACGGGGAAGATGTTAATCTCGGCCACTCCCATTACGGGCTGGACGCCGGTGGTGAATGATTTTGTGGCGGGCTGCCGGGTGACCGAGACCAAGCCCAGTCCGTTGTTGCCAGGCAAGAATGTGGCGGGGGTGGAGGAGGGCCGAATGCCCTACATGGCGGACGCTGTGAAACCGGGCAGTAAGGTGATCTGGTTTCATACTGCCATGAATCCGTGGCAGGACCCGGCTGAGTTTAAGCGCACCCTGAGTGGGGAATCCACGGTGCAGATCAAGATTCGTGCCTATGGTTGGTGCGAGAAGAGTACCGGCAATTGGTTTCCCAAGTTTGGCAAGGACCATATTTTAAAAGCGGAAGACATTCCCAAGGAAGGCACCAATTGGATGTGCGTGGATCCGGCGGGTAGCCGCAACTGGTCCATGCTGTGGCTGCGCGTGGACAAGGCGGGGCGGATGTATTTTTACCGGGAATGGCCGGACAAGGGAACGTATGGGGAATGGGCGCTTCCAGGGGACAAGGTGGAGGGCCAAATGGGGCCGGCGCAAAAACCGGAAGGCCGCGGCATAACGGAGTACAAGGAATTGGTGCGGGAACTGGAAGGGGGCGAGGCCATTGAGGAGCGGCTGATTGACCCCCGTGCGGGTGGCACAGCCGCGGCGACAAAAACCGGCGGCCAGACATTGATTGATTTGTTGGGGGATGATCCGCAACCGATGTGGTTTGTCCCCGCGCCAGGGCTGTCTATTGAGCAGGGCATCGGCCAGATCAACGAGGCGCTGAACTATGACCCCGAGGAACCTCTGAGCGTGGTTAATGAGCCGAAACTTTACATTAGTGAGAAGTGCGGGAACCTGATTGATTGCATGCAGCACATTAGTAGCGCCGCCGGCGACAAGAATAAGTTCAAGGACTTTGTGGACGTGGCCCGGTATGTCATCACCCATGAACCCTCTTATGTTGACTCAAGAACCTATGCGGCAGTTGGCGGCGGGAGCTACTAGCTACCCCCCGCTGATGAGCCTGGCCCAAGCCGTGGAGGCTACCGGGCTGAACCGTAAGTACATCCAAAAGCTGCGCCGATGTGGTGTGGTAAAGGTGTATGAGTACCAAGGTGGTGGCCGGTATCGTTACCACCGTGACGACCTGTTTAAGCATGTGGGGCTGAAATGAATGACCTTTCGATTTTTGGTTTTCAAGGCACCAACGTCCTCTGGGACGCGGTGATGGAGCAGTTGAAGATTTCAGAGGAGGTGGAGGTGTCACAGGCCATTGACATTCACCCCCAGGGTGAGCATCGGGCCTATCTGGCGGGCAAGGCTGCCGCCTTGATGGAGTTTCGTGAGCATCTGGAATCCCTGCGGCGGCAGGCGCGGGATTGATGTTGATTAATAAAAAAGCTGTCCGGGAACTGGCCTTGACGCAGGCCCACAATGGCCGGGACCGGGTGGGTGTCTCCTTCTTTTCAGCCATTGAGGCGGCAGTCAGGGAAGCCATTTCCCGCCGGGTAGAGCATCACGACAACAAGCGCGGCCGCCGCCGGACACTGGTTTAATTCCAAAACTAAGCCCCTTAAAGGCCCCCTTAGTCCCTCTCCGTATCCGCCCCCTTTTCTTGCGGGGTTTTAATTCGCCTAACTATTGATGGCGAAGTGTTTCTTGGTGTTCGCATCGCCTTTCAAAGCTCAAACCATGGGAGACTGGGCCGTCTTGCAGGTCCTTTAAAAAAAGCATGCCAGAAGCAAAAGCCGGGCAAACGGAACAAGCCCAAGACCAAGCCGTGGAAGTGACGAATGCCGAGTCTTTGGTCGGCATTTTGAAGACACAAATGGAACAAGAGGAAGTTCCGCAGGAGACGCCCGAGGAACCTGTCGCAGAGGCGGAAGGGGACGAGGGCAATCAACCAGAGGTTGATCTTTCCCAGAAAGAGGACGAGCAAGCAGAGGCTGAACCGGCTGCCGAGGCGGAGGGGGAACCCGAGGCCAAGGCACCCGAGGGGGACGAGTACGAGTTACCCCGCGGGGTTCAGAAGCGGATCGACAAGCTCACTGCTCAGAAGAAGGCGCTGGCCGAGGAGAAGGACAAGGCCATCTCTGATTTAAGGCAGGAGATTGATGAACTCAGGGCCAGTAAGGAAAGCCCTGATCCCAAGGTGGACGACCCCTCGAACCCTTACCGGCACCTCCAGGACCTGGAGACAATCCGGCGCGAGGAACTCAACGCGGAAACCGTTCTGGACTGGTGCGACGACCACCCCGATGGGGCGGTTGTCCATGAGGACGGGAACGAGCGCGAATACTCCGTAGAGGACATCCGAGAGATACGCAAACGCGCTCGGAAAGCCCTCAACCGGCAACTGCCTGAACAACGCAAGTGGGTGGAGGACTACGCGGCCACTGAGCCGTATGTCGAAGCCAACTTCCCGTGGTGGGCCGACAAGGCAACCGCGGAATATCAGGCGGCACGCCAGATTATGAAGGAGTTCCCCGAGGTGATGAGGTTCCCCGGCTACAAGGTGAGCGTGGGGGACATCGTGGAGGGGATGAAGGTTCGGATGGCGCGACAGGAGGAAAAGGCAAAGGGACGCAAGAAGGCGGCCCCTCCCAAGGCGCCGGAACAACCCGTGGCCCCGGTGGCGGAACCCGCCCCGGTTAATGAAACGGCCGCCCGTTCAGCCGCTGCCCGGCAAAGGTTCTCGGAAACTGGAACAATAGACGACCTCGCAAATGTAATGGCGGCGGCAATGGATTAAAGCCCCGCCACCGAAGGAGGAAATAACATGGCTGCTCTCCTAGAGAGGCAACAAATTGGAAAACGTGAGGACCTCGCGGATCTCGTGGCACAAGTGGATGCCCACGATCTCCCGGTGACCTCACTGGCCAAGAAAGGATCGAAACCCGGCAACTCTGTCATGTCCTGGCAAGCGACTTCGCTTTCCAGCGCGCAGAACAGCCCAGTGGTCGATGGAACCGACGTATCGAGCTACGAGTCGAACTCCCGTTCGCTGTTGCAGAACTACATTCAAATCTTCCGCCGCGCCGTGCGGGTCAGCCCCTTGTCGATTGACATCAGCAATGTTGCCGGTGTCCGCGACGAGCTGGCCTTCCAAGTGGCCGCGAAGATTGTGGAGCTAAAACGTGATATGGAGCTGACCTTCTGTTCCACCGCCGGCGCGGTTGCCGATGATGGTTCAAACGGTTACGCGACCCGCGGCTTGGCTAAGTGGATCGAGGTGAGTGGAAGCAAGGACTCCGTTCTTGAGCCGCCCGATGCGTTTTGTACGCCCAGCGGCAGCATCGAAACCACGGCGACTACAGCCACGTTGACGGACACCCATGTGCAGGACGTGCTTTCGAGCATCTTCGCGCAAACGGGTTCCATCAGCCAGTACGACATGCCGATTGGACGCACGCTGAAACGCGCCTTCACGGACCGCCTGACCGGCACCCGTGCGGTGAGTGACACCGGCAGTGCCACGGCAGCGGCCACGCAGGTTCGCATGTTCTCGCCGCAAAACGGCAAGACCATCTCGCTGCGCTGCGATGTCTTCGAGGGTGATTTCGGCACCGTCCGATTGCACCCCTCGAACTGGTTGGACGCCCAGACCGATGGCCTGGTGTTGAACATGGCGGACGTTGAAATCCGTTACGGCAAACTGCCGGAGGTGAAGGAACTGCCTGACAGTGGCGGTGGCCCCATCCGGTTGGTGGAAGCCTACGCGGCCCTCGTGATGAAGGCCGGTGGTTTGAACCATGGCCGTTTCGACCTCGCCAGCTAATGTTGGAGGCGATTCTCAACTCGCTCCCGACAGATGTCCGCGCCAAAGCGGCCGGGCATCTGCGGGAGCGGGTCTTTAACGATTTAAACAGTGTCCGGGGCAACGCCAAGGCGATTGCCATGGACAACAATTCGGCCGAGTACCGCCACATGGATGGTCTGGGCCAAATGACCGCCAGTATTGATTCCAAGTCCTACCACTACTGGAACGCCCGCGAACCCGGCTGCTGGAATGACAAGAAATTTGTGCGGGAATATCTGAGGGACAACCCCGAGGCGCGGGTTAACACCCGGTCCGGTAAAATCCAGGTGGGATATGATGGTGATGGGTTTATTCGCCACCGTGTGGGCCGAAAGGTGAAGGTGTATTGATGAAGGACAAATTGGCCAAGCACACGGACCTCCCGGACATCAACGAGTTGGTGTCAGAGTATCGCCGGAGTCTGGACGAGGGTCAGACTGTCCAGACGGTGAGGGATGCCGAGGACACCCGCTACATGAAATGGTCCGGCCAATCGTCGGACGGTAAGAAGTGGAGCAAAAACCTATCCGAAGGGGAGCAGGCGTTTCCGTTCGATGGTGCCAGCGACACGCGCATCCCGTTGGCTGACCAGATTGTAAATGACACAGTGGACATGCTGGCCACTGCCCATAGCCGCTCGAATCTTCGCGTGAGTGGTGTGGAGGTGAATGATTCAGAACCCGCAGCCGCGGCCACCACCCTGGTCAACTGGGTTCGCTCCCGGATGCACAACAATTTAATGCGCGAGGTGGAACTCGTTGCAAATTACCGCGAGACATACGGTTGGTCATGTGTGTTCGTGGGCTGGGACCAGCAAGCCACATTGCGTTCGCAGAAATTGTCCATGGAGGACATCATGGCCATTGCCTCCCAGTCTGCCCCGGAGAGTATTCTTTCGGAACTGCCGGGGATTATTTCTGACAAGACACAGGCGGACAAGGCGGCCGAGTTGTTCATGGCCCACATTCCCGGCCTTAAAAAACGTCGCGCCAACAAGTTGGTCAAGGAGTTGCGGGAAACCGGGGAGGCTGAGTTTCCGCAGCCTTATATCTGTAAAAATGAACCCTTCCTGGTTGCGTTAAAACCTTACGAGGAGGTTTCCTTGCCGCCCGAGACAATTGACCTGCAATCTGCAAGAGTGGTCTTTCGTCGCCAATACATGACCGAGGTGGATCTCCGCAGCAAGGTCACCAATGAGGGTTGGGATGGGAAATTTGTTGAGGCGGCGTTGAACACGTCCGGCAAGCAGATGAACTACCTGGATGCCGACATCTTTGGCACCAGCGGCACGGCCAGCAGCATTGAGCGGCACGATCACTTGGTTGAAATTGTCTGGGCCTATACCCGGCAGCTAAACGAGGATGGCATCCCCTCAATCTACTGCACCGTCTTTTGCCCGCTTCTGGGCAACCTTGCAAATCATGGCGAGAACACACCCCACGCCAAGCATTTCATGCTGCCCTACGCGCACAACCTTTACCCTTTCATTTGTTTTAAGCGCGAAAACGTGGCCCGCCGAATTGTGGACAGCCGCGGGGTGCCAGAGATTGCGGCCACCTGGCAGCAGGAGGTGAAGCGCCAGCGCGATTCCATCGCGGATAGTACCTCAATGGAAACCTTGCCCAGCCTAATGGTGAACAAGCGACTGGGCTTGGCCAACAAGGTGGGGCCAGCGGTTCAATTGCCGGTGACAAGCCCGAGCGATTACCAATTCCTGAACCCCCCGCCGCGCCCACCGCAGACAGCCTTTAATTTGATCGAGTCCATCAATCTTCAAGTGGACCAGTATTTCGGCCGGGCCAACCCCAAGATTCCACCGACCCAGACCCAGCTTAAACAGCAACGCTTGGTGAACGACTGGCTGCGGTGTTGGACCGAGGTGTATCGGCAGATGTTTGTGCTTTGCCTGCAATACTACCCGCTCGACGAGCTGGCCCGCATCACCAACACGCAGGCGGCAGAGGCTTTAACCAATGACTCCGAGCGTTTCGACTTTGTTCTGCAATTCAGCGTGGCGGAACTGGATAACGACTTGGTGAAGGAACGCCTTGGTACCATCGCCAATAGCATCGTGCCACTGGATGTTGCCGGCCGGATTGACCGGGTGAAGCTGGTGGACAAGGTGCTTCGGGCCGTGGCCCCAGAGAGCGCGGACGAGTTGATGGTGGACCAGGCCAGTGCCTCCCGTGAGATGTATGACAAGGTGAAGAATGACATCGGCCTGATGATGCAGGGCATTGAGGCGACGTATCAGGATGCCACCAATGACCCAACCAGCAGCACCAAGATGCAATTCGCTCAGGAGATCGCCAGCACCAATCCCGGCGTGCAGCAGGCGCTACAGGGTAATGAGTTGTTTACCCAATTGTTCCAGAAGTATGTGCAGAATTTGGAAATGGGCGTGATGCAGCAGCAGAATAAGCAGATTGGGCGCATAGGGGTTCAGCCCATGACACAGGGGGCCGTGCAATGAGGACGCTAAAATTTAATGCCGTGGTGAATGGGGTGGCGCAGTTGGCCGGACTGGACCGGGATAATTTATCGGCCAGCGAATTTAAGCGCATCCGCGACCTGGCGGATGGGCGGCTCTCGCTTGCGTGGGAAAGTGAATATTGGCCGGAAATGCTACGGGTGGCGAGCGCCACAGTGACAAGCACCGGCGGCATCGAGAGCGCAACGGTTCCCTCGGATGCCGGCGAGGTGCTGGGTGTGTATAATAAGGATCCCCGAGCCAGCACCTCCGCGGTGGAACTCTCCTGGTATCTGTACGAGGACGGGACCAATCGCCTAATCAATCTGCGCGACACCGCCACCCCGGTTTACATGGAGTACCGTATTACCCGCCCCATGCTTACCGGGGACGTTTACTCTTCCACCAGCACCTATACCAGTGGGGACCAGGTTTACAGCAGCGGCCACCTGTATGACGCCAATGCCAGTGTCGCCGCCAACGAAAGCCCAACAGCAGCCCCCGCCAAGTGGGACTCCGTAAAGATCCCGTACAATTTTCAGCAGTACCTCATCCGTGGCGCTTATGCCGATTACCTGAAAGCCATCGGCAACAATGAATTAGCCACCGCCGCGGATGCCGATGCCGAGGTGGTACTGCGACAGGAGGCGGATAAACTTTACCGGCAACAAGGCCAGGTGCGCCGGCTTAACGTGCAGACTTATTAGGGGGAGAAAAGATGGCAGACACTAAAATTTCCGCACTAACCGAGGCCACCAGTGCAGCCTCGAACGACCTTATCGCCTTGGTGGACGTGGACGACACCACGATGGCCAGCAGTGGCACCACCAAGCGCATTACCAAGGCCAACCTGACCAGCGGACTAGCCAGCGACACGCACACGCATGATGACGCCACAACGTCCGCCAGCGGCCACATGTCTGCTGCTGACAAGACCAAGCTGGATGGTGTTGCGACTGGCGCGGAAGTGAACGTGAACGCGGACTGGAACAGTTCCAGTGGTGACTCGCAGATTTTAAACAAGCCCAGCACTTTCACTCCAGAAAGCCACACGCATTCAATCAGCGATGTGACCAGTCTGCAAACGAGCTTGGACTCGAAGCAGGCAACCATCACGGGAGCGGCAACAACGATTGATACTGAGGACTTAACCTCTAGCCGCGCATTGGAATCGAATGGCAGTGGTAAAGTTTCGGCCAGCAGTGTCACCTCCACAGAATTAGGCTATGTGAGTGGCGTTAGCAGTGCAATCCAGACGCAGATTGACGGCAAAGCGGCAAGCTCACACGCGCATGGCTTGAACGATTTAAGCGATGTCTCCACGGCTGGCGCGGCGAACGGTAAGATCATTAAACATAACGGCACGAGTTGGGTCATTGCCGATGATTCGGGCGGCAGTGGCAGTGGCTCCAGCGATTTCGTGGGACTCAGTGACACGCCAAGTTCACTCAATGCAAACAAGTGGTTGAAGGTAAATTCGAGTGGAGATGCAATTGAGGAAACTGACGCTCCCGCCACCTACAGTGCCGGAGATGGTTTGTCGCTTTCTGGGACGACTTTCAGCGCGGATACCGGCACGGGTTCCACACAGGTTGCGGCGGGGGACCACAACCATGACTCGGATTATGCTGCGACGAGTCACAATCACTCCAACTTCACTGGGGATAGCGGCAGCGGCGGTTCAGCAGGGATGGTTCCAGCCCCGGCTGCGGGTGATGCGGCGGCAGACAAGTATCTGGATGCGGATGGCACTTGGAGTTCGCCACCCGCGAGCAACATCACGACTCAACCGCTCTTCGAGCATAGCAATACGATTAGCGCGGATTACACTATCGGCACAGGCAACAACGCGGTGAGTGCTGGCGACCCCACAATTGGGTCTGGCTACACGGTAACGGTTCCGAGCGGATCAAGTTGGGTGGTGGTTTAAAGGAGTTCATCATGGGAGAAATTAGATCATTAAATTCGCCGCTGATTTTAAAGTCGGACGGTACGGGCAACGACATTGAACTTAAAGTCAACGGCACCACCAAGATGACGCTTTCGGACACGGGTGTGGACGCGGTGGGGCCAACGACGATGAGCGAGCAAGCTGCCGCCGATACTTCAGTGGCGGGAAAGGGGCAGGTTTGGGTTAAAAGTGAAACCCCCAACGAATGCTGGTTCACGAACGATGCAGGCACGGACGAGCGACTGGGGACTCATGTGGTGTTCACGACAGTCACCTCTGGCACATCCCACACGGTGAGCGAGGATGGTCAGAATCATTTCGTTGTGGTCGATAATAGTTCGTATAGCGACAGCAATGGCGACCCGTTTGTGGTCAACCTGCCAACCGCGAATACGGTTCCGGCTGGGAGACAGGTCACTGTTTGGGCCAAAGACGTGAATGCTTACTACCTCGACGTGGTGGCGGGGAGCAGCAGTGACAAGATTTATTGTCGCTCAGATGCGTACAATAGCAACTCCGCGACGAACAAGGCACAGACGTATAGTGGTTATCCGTGGGCGACATTTACCTGCGACGGGTCGGCCAATTGGTATGCCAATGACGGCAGTATTGACGGGAGCAGTATGTGGTATGCCCCGAGTTAGGGAGATTTAAACAATGCCTGTTAAAATTCATTCAGATTCGGGAAGCGTCACCCTTCAAGCGGAGGACGTTAGCGGTAACAGCACTGCGACGCTTGTGAACGTACCGGCGAAGATCGGTCACGCGGAGATTTGCATTGCTTGCAGTGACGAGACGACTGCGCTTTCCGGGTTGGACACGAAGGCGACCTTTTTAATCCCAAGGGCGATGACGTTGGTGGAGGTTAAGGCGAGCCTCACCGCGCACACCTCCGGTGATGTAACCGTGGATGTCAACTACCACGCCACCGATCCATCGAGTGCGGCGACCATTTTTAGTGGGTCTGGTAGCCAGCCGACAATTACAGGCTCAAACCTGTTCGACTCATCTGGCACGGGGTCAGTCTTTAGCGGCAGTAGTAGCACCTATTCCTTGGCCGAGGATGGCTTTGTCACGATTGATCTGGATGCTGCTGGGACTGGAGCCAAGGGATTAAAAGTCTGGCTGCTGGGTTATTGGAGTTAGAGAATGGCGAGCGTTATCAACCCATATCGGTTTGCTGCGGGCAGTGAGTCCTTTATCGTTGCTGAGGGGCCAGATGGCGCGGCGGGTGTGACGGATGGGGATTATAAGTATCATGTCTTCAACGACACGAAGACTGGGGCCGATGGGTTCAAGGTGACTAGCGCGGGCAGCGCGGGAAATGATGTTGTTCAGATTTTAGTGATCGCTGGGGGCGGGGGAGGGGGCGCGACTCCCTACTCGTACAACAATGGCGGCGGCGGCGGCGGCGCGGGTGGATACAGGGAAATTTCTGACGTTACGGTCAGCGCGTCTGAGTACGACATTACTGTCGGAGCCGGGGGTTCTGGAGGCACAACTGGCGGCACGCTTGCGTCAAACGGCAACACCAGCACGGCGATAAGCTATTCCTCGTCTGGCGGTGGCGGTGGTGGGATAGAAAATTCTTCGTACAAGCACGGTTCGGATGGTGGCAGCGGCGGCGGCGGTGTTTACGCATCCGGTGGGGGGTATGGAGGCGACGGCAACGCTGGTTCATATTCTCCGTCTGAGGGCAATGACGGTGGCAATTCTCTCTCATCCAACGTGGGCGGCGGCGGCGGTGGTGGCGCGGGAGGTGATGGGGGCGCGGTGACCAACGCTAATGGTGGAAGCGGCGGAGCAGGGTCAAGTTCGTCGATCACTGGGTCTTCAACGACTCGCGGCGGCGGTGGCGGTGGTGGGTCATATTCTTTCAATGGCTCCGGTGGCTCCGGTGGTTCCGGTGGCGGTGGCGCGGGGGGAGCTGATAATACAGGGGGAAGCGGTGGAGTTAACACGGGCGGCGGCGGCGGCGGCGCTGGCAGTGGATATAGCGCCCACAATGGGGGTAACGGGGGCAAGGGCGTAGTGGTGGTGCGGTATAAATTCCAATAAAAATGGCATACTTCGCTGAAATTGATGACTCGAATCTGGTCGTGCGAGTTCTCGCATTGGCCGATGCGGATACCGTTGATGCCAACGGTGCTGAGTCTGAGCTAGTTGGTGCAGAATATCTGTCGAGCGCATTTGGCGGGCGTTGGCGGCAGACGAGTTACAACACGCGTGGCGGGGTTCACGCTTTGGGTGGTGATCCGTTGCGGAAGAATTTCGCTGGCATTGGGTACACATTCGACCCAGATCGAAATGCCTTTATCCCCCCGCGTCCATTTGCATCTTGGCTATTGGACGAGGCGACTTGCACATGGAATCCTCCCGTGCCTTACCCGGATTTCACGGAAGAAGATGGCAAGCCAGTGATGTGGAACTGGGACGAAGAGGGGCGGGAGTGGGTTAAGGTGATTTTGGAGGCACTGAATGATTAACCTAGACGACATTAAGGTGGCCAGTGCGAGTGCCACTGGCATTGGCAACTGGATGCTGCAAATTGACGTGCTGCTCAAGGTAGCCATCTCGGTGGCAACCTTGATCTATATAATTTTAAAAATAAAAGAACAGTTAAAAGGAGGCGATGATGCCAGTTAAAAAGAAGAGTGCGAAACATGAACTCACTGAAACCCAAGACAGCATTCTGAATGGTGTGGTGCGCCACATCCTCACGGCTGGCGGCGGTTTTCTGGTGAGCAAAGGGGCGGTGACGGATGGCCAACTTGAGGTGGCCATTGGTGCCATTATTGCAATTGCCGGTGTAGTTTGGTCTGCGCTGGCTAAGAAGAAGGCGGCGGCGTGAATATTGTGGGGGCCGTCAAGGCGATTGCCGAGATGCCCGCCGCGCTGCGCGACTTGACACAGGAACTTAAAGGACTTGGACAGCAACTCAATAAGGCGCAGGCGCAGGAGCGGTTGGCTTCAAAAAGGAAGCGTAATGCTGCTGTCATTCGTGCTGTTCTGGACAGCAGGGTGTCTGGGTCCGAGGCTCGACAACGCGAAAAGGCTGACGACTGAGCCATGGAAGGAAGGATTTGAGAGAGCAACAGTGGCCAGCCCGGACTGGGTCTTGGAAGTTTTAAATACTTTAGCAGAATTGGAAGCGCAAATTGAAACTTTTGATGGGGACTGAGGGATGCCAAGGGGTGGAAAGCAAATAGCTGGCGGGGATACCAGGTGGATGGGGGTGGCCCCTCGTCTGGACCCCGCCAGCCTGCCCGAGGGGATGGCCAGTGAGGGGCGCAACCTTCGTTTTCGAAACGGCGTGGCTGAGACTCGCAGGGGTGTGGCCAAGCCGGGATGGGTTAATTACGTTCACCCATCAACGGGGTCCGAGGAAATAAATCCCTGGACAGAAGTCCATGGCGCGGGGGTTTACCGTGACCCCAACTCGCTTGAGTTCGTTATCATCGCCGCGAACAACAAGGCTTACTTTTGCCGGGAAGGGAATAACCCGGTGGCGCTGTCTCTCCCTGACGGGGTGTCCATTAGCGGGCAGGTCAACTTTGTCCAGGCCTTCAACAAGCTGGTGATGTACCGGGGGAAGGATCATAAGCCCCTGGAGATGTCCAGCATCGACACGGGCTTTGTGGATCAGGTTGAGGCGTGGGACAGTGGCACAACTTATGTGGCCGGCGACAAGGTGGCCTACGGCCCGTTCCAGACCATAACCAGCGCCACGCATTCATCCGGCACTGTTACAGTCACCCTGTCAAATCATGGCTATGTGGATCAGCAGGACGTAACCATCAGTGGTGCCAATGAGTCGGAGTACAACGGCCGCTTCACTGTTACTAGGGTGAACGACAGCACTTTTACTTATGCCATCACCAGCACCCCCTCAAGTGACACGGCCAGTGGAACCGTCAAGGCCACCAATCACTTTGACTACCACGAAGCCAGCAGCACCAGCACTCCGGCTGCCGGTGAGGACCCAATCAACTACTCATCGAAATGGGCGCAAGTGGGAACGGTCATGCCCAACGCTGATGACGGCGTGAGTATTGCCAACCGCATTTGTGTCCCCACCAATTATGACACCACCGATTTTGACTACGACAACAAGAAGGACTTTGTAATCGCCTCCGACCTACTTTCAACCACGGCGACTTATTTCGACCAAAACTTTCGCATCAACCAAGGGAGCGACGATGAGTTGGTGGGCCTCTTGCCGTTCGACCAAAACCGACTGATTTGCTTTAAAACCAAATCCGTACACCTGCTGACGGGCTTTATTGTTGCGCAAAGCAACACCACCTTTGGCCAGTCGGTTCAACTGGAAACACTCATCAATGGCTACGGCATGGCCGGACCGCGGGCCTGTGTGTCAGTGGGGTCAGACATTTATTTCTATGCTTCCAAGCGTGGCATCGTGAGTTTGCGGCAGACCGAGCAGGGCAAGGCCCAGTCCGTGGACATCCCCTTGAGTGAGCCGGTGCAGACGATCATTGACGAGATTGATCCCCGGCATGGGGACAAGGTGAGGCTGGCGGCGTGGGATAATAAACTTTACTGTGCCATCCCCAAGGGCAATGCAGACAACGGTGAATGTTCCGCGATACTGGTGTGGGACTTCATCAATCAGGCATGGGCCGGGTACGATGATGGCACGGCCATTCGGGTGAAGGAATTTTTCACTGCAACAGTGCAGGGAGAGCAAAGGTTATTCTATTGGGGCGGCGATGGTTTTGTGAGCCTGATTGAGGAGCATGACCAAGGTGACCAGGTTAGGGATACCAACAGTAGTGATAATTTAGGCCTGGAAGCCGTGGAGAGCGTCTTGACCACCCGTGGCTATGGCGACCCGGACCTGGATCATCGCTGGTTCAATACCGCCCGCGTAAATGTAGCCACATGGCACCCCAGTTTCACGGTAAAGCTCAGGATGGACGGCGTGGCCGAGGAACACACTTTGTGCAGTGACCGCACCAAGAGTCGCACCAATTATTATCGCCCCTTCGACGCGGACCCTTATGACGTGTCGAATGTTAATGACGACCACGGCACACCGTACCGTGAGGATTATACAGTTACCACCATCACTGAGGTGGATAATGCCATCCTGCAAGAGGGCGGGGACGGCATCATGTTGGAGGGCGGCGATAACATTCAAATTGAGGAACTAACCACGCAGCCGGCACAACCCAAGTCCAATGGGATTATCCCCATGCGGATGCAGGAAAGTTTGGAGCCATTTGCCTTGAACGTAAGGCAGGGGCGGTATGGTCAATTGGAGATCACCAACAATCAGGGGCGGATGAGTGTAAAGCAGGTCACGCTGGAAACCGCCACCGGCGGCAGAACTTTAAGCATAAAGGCATAGGAGGATTATATGGCAGTCAGCGCAACAGTCACACGAGGGTTCACGTTCAGTGAAAGCACCCCCATCACGCCCAGCAACCTGAACAATCTGGGCAGCCCCACTGTGGATATTGACGGGGCTATTGGCACACTGAGCCTTTCGGACGGCAGTGTGACAAACGCCAAGGTGAGCGCCACAGCCGCGGTTGATTACTCCAAGCTGGCGACACTGGCCACGGGGCAACTCATTGTTGGCAACGCCGGCACGCCCACCGCGACTACCTTGGGCGGTGACGCGACAATTGATGCGAGTGGAAATCTGACTATTGCCGCCAGTGCCTTGCCTGCCGCAATTCCTACCGGCGCCATTTCCATGTGGGCGACCAGTTCAGCGCCGGACGGTTGGTTGCTGTGCGACGGTTCCACTTTTGACGCGTCAACTTATGCCGACTTAAACACACTCTTGGGCGGTAACACATTGCCCAACCTCCAAGGCCGCGTCCCGGTGGGTGTCTCTAGCTCAGACGGTGACTTTGACCTTCTGGATACGGGTGGCAGCAAGACTCATGCGCTTACCGAGTCAGAGATGCCGTCACACACGCATACAATTAAAACTTACGACAAAGATAACAATGTTGGCGCGACGGGTGGGCAGCCTGTTGCCGCCAACGGAAATGCGAGTGCTTCGGGTTCAGAGTTTACCGGCGACAGTGTCCAGTCAGCCGGAAGCGGCAGCGCACATAACATTATGCAACCCTACGTCGCGCTGAATTTCATTATCAAAACTTAATGACCCCCTGGCAAAAAGCAAAGGCATGGTTTCTGCATCACAACCCCGGCCACTCGTTCGAGGAGAAGCTGGGGGAGTATCTGGCCGAAGGCGAGGTACACAGTGGCGAGGATGTATTTGTGATGGCCAAGCCAACCTTGTGGGAGGACGGGACGATGTACTGCGGGAATGTGGCCCCCAACACATGGTTTGTGTTCCTGTCGGCCGGGAACTGGCGGCGGCTACTGGCCATGGCCCCGAGGCCGATGCGCTACGTGGCCTGGCAGCGGCGCGGGAGTCCGCGCTATCACGTATGGGAATTTGATAAACTTAAAAGGAAAATGGGAGGACTATAATGGGAACCAAGATTAGCGCACCGCCACCGCCGGAACCTCGTTCGTATGCAGAGGAGTACGGCAAGACCCTTGACGCGCAGATTAAGTATGCGCCAGCTCTCTACGAGAGTGAGGCCGAGTATCGGCCGCAGTACCTGGAGCTGGACTTGGCCGCACTGCGGGACTCCTTGCAGGGTCGCGGCGGGCAGGAGGGTCTGCTGGATATTTACCGGGGCGTGCAACCGCGCATGAGCCAGATGGAGGCGGACGCCAACCGCGCCGGGCGCACTGCTGACCTGTCGGACGTGGAGGAGTACGGCTCCCGCGCCACTGATGCCCTACTCTCAGCGGACCCCTACAAGAAACGCATATCGGACGCCCTGGCCCAGCAAGCCGCGGAAGACCTGGAGGCTGGGGCCACACTGGATCCCTCTCTCAGGCGCGAGGCGCAGCAAGCCTACCGGCAAGCCGCCACGGCGCGGGGGATGGCCTACAGCCCATCTTCGGCGGCCGAGGAGGCTTACTTTACCGGACTAAGAGCTGAACAATTACGCCGCAACCGCCAGCAGTCGGCCATGAACATTCTGGGCCAACGACAGGCCCTGACCGGGGACCCATTCATGCAAATCCTTGGGCGACCAGGGCAGACCTTTGGCGCGGTGCCGGGAACCGTGGGGGCGGGCGCTGGATTGATGAGCAGTGGCGGCCCGCAGTTGTTCAACCCGGAAAGCCAGTACGCCGGCAACCTTTACGGCCAGAACTATGCGGGGGCATTGCAGAACCAGCAATTGCAGGCGCGTGCCGCAATGCAGTCGGGAATGAACAAGGCCAACCTGTTTGGCTCCGTTGTCGGTGGACTGGGCGGCTTGGGTGGCGGGCTGCTTAGTGGCATGGGGCGGGCCAGTAGCATGGGGCGTAATTTCTGGACAGGGAAAGCAGCTTAAAAGGAGGGATAAGAATGGCAAATCCGTATGCGGGAATCATGTACGCCGGGCAGGCGATGGGCAAGGGGTTGTCGGATTACTTCGAGGGGTACGCCAAGGGGAAGAGCGACAACGAGGCGGTGACCAGCCAGCTTGAAAGGCTCCAGGGCCGCGCCATGTCCGTGCTGCGCAGTGGTGCAGTGGCTGATGAAACGTCAGAGGAGGGCGTGCTGCTCTCTTCGCTTGAGAAGTTTCACGACAAGGGGTTGAGCCAGAAGAAGGCGCTGCTGGTGGATGTGCTGTCGTATCTGGACCGGCGGGAGGCGGAGGAGGATTCCCTGCGTAAACGGCACCTGATGGACTTGCAGGGACAGGTGGCCCAGCAGCAGATTGATAGAAATAAAGGCGTAATGGGGGAACGGGATGCCTTGAACGCGATTAACCTTGGCTTGTTTGACCCCGGAAAGATCAAGCAGGAAAAAGAAGCCGCTGCCATGTTCCCGGAGATCAGCAACCTTTCCGATGAGGACAAGGCGGCGGCTCGTGGAGCCTTGAAGTCCATGGGAGGGAAGGCGCTGGATGTCGTTCGTAGTCTGCACCAATTTTTGCCGCCCAGGCAGGATGGTCCAGTGGGGCAGGACGGCATACCTCAAGGGCCGGCGGATTTGCCGCCCGCGGTGCCACCGCCCATCCCGCCACCAGGGTTGCCCCCGGTGCCTCCCCCGGATGGCCTGCAATACAAGTGGGACGATGAAAGGAATATTGGCGACCACCTGGATAGGTTTATTGAACCCGCCCGGAAGTTGAACCCACTGTACATCCCATGGGAGCTGACCAAGGCCGGATACCAACTCCTCAAGAATAAAGGGGTTCAGGAAAAGGCCGTCCCTAAAAAGGAGGCGGACATCAACAATGCGATTCTTGGCTTTAAGCCCGATCAAGGCGGGAGTATGCCTAAACTGTATGGTCCTGAAAAACTGGAGGGCCTTGAAAAGGCGGCGGCAGACGCCATTAGGACACTAAGGAGGGCGAACAAAACGGGGCAAGAAGCCAACGAATTACTCAGGGGTCTGGGAGCCAACCGCAATCAGCCTGTTCCGGCAAATGTTCCGGTTCCGGCACGGGAAACGGAACCGGAACAGCAACCCACCTGGCGGGATGCCTACAACTGGCAATTGGCGGAACTTCGCAAGGCGGGCCACAGAATTTCCCCCGCCGTGGCGCAGGAAGTGGAGCGACGGGCCAAGCTGCAATTCCCGCCCGTGCCGAAAATCAACATGGTGAGTAAAGGGGGCATGAATATACTTTTAGTGGATGGTCAATATAAGGCCGCCATGCCGGCCCCCGCGAAAAAAGGGGCGGTTCGCTTTGACGCCATACGAATCCCTGACACCAACATGGTACAACCTGTCCAGATTGGGGCGGATGGAGCCATGACACCAATGGGGTCAGCGCAAAACATGTCCAGTGGTGAGATTGATCGAGAGTTCAAGGTGGATATTCTCGGCCCCAATGCCTACACCATGAACAAGGAGAGCGCCAAGCTATTGAGACAACAGGTTGCCGATGTTGGTTTTGCGAACGAATCCATTGGCCAGCTTCTTGAGATTTCAAACCTCCCCGGTGAGGAATACGATATTGAGAAATGGGGCGATGCCGCTGTTATGGTGACCAGCCTAAAGGGCCGACTTCGCTTGTCCTTGGTTGGCCCCGGCGCGGTATCTGCGGAGGAATGGAAAATGATGGACGAAACCATTCCGAATCCAACCGATATTCTTAAATGGGAGAAGCAGGAGCGTGCGGCTTTGCGAACACTAAAAAGTAAGCTCAACAGCGTTCTTCGCCGTGAAGCAGCCGCTCACATTGAGGGTGGGATTGATAATGTAAGTTTTCCTGAATGGATGAGCGGAGCCAGCAACACCCCTCAATTCATTCGGGTGCAGCACCCGGATGGCCGGATTGGAACGATCCCGGCGGGGCAATTGGAAGCCGCCGAGAAGCAGGGATTCAAGAGGGTACGATAATGCCAGAAGTTATTCAGTTTGAGCCATTGCCGGCGGATAAGGCTGGCATCCAGTTTGAGGAGGAGGCACTCACCGGCGAGCAGCTCTTTGGCATGGCCGCCAGCGACCCCGAGGCCACCCTGAATTACATCAACAGCCTCCCGGACACTGAGGCCATGGCGGCCTATGTCCGTTTCCGTAAACATAAGGCCGGCGTGGAGGGGAGCATCCTTGAGGGGGCCAAGGGAATGATGGGCCGCATGTGGGAGGGCGGCAAGGAATTGGCTTCCAACATCCACCGCCCCACCGAGGCTGCGGAGGCATTGGGACGTGGTGCCATCCTTGGCACGGCCGACCTCGGCTACATGACCTGGGACGCATTCACCCCGGAAACAGATGACACTTATCAGGATTTTTTAAGGGACGAAAAACTTGAGGACAATGATGCCTCAAGAGCTGCCTATGTGGGCCTTCTCAGAACCGACATGGGGCGCTGGAAAAAGGAACTGGTTTACCAAAAGAACACCCAGGAGTTTTCCGGAGAATCCCCCCTCCCGGCTGTAACCGAGGCGGGCCGGGAGGTACTGGACCCCACCATGTTTGTGGGCGTGGGCGCGGGCGTCAAGGGCATGAAGCTGGCCCGGCAAGCCGCCGGTGAAGGTCTGACCAAGGCGGGCGATGTCACCCGGATGATTGGCAGGGGTTCCACTAAGGCAGGAGAATTTCCAGCTAAAGCGGCGGCCAAACTGGCTGGCCCACAGGCAGGGAAGGAACTCGGTAAGGCAACCACTGGACTCCCCGGTGTCCACACCGGCGCAATTGGCGCGGCTGTTGTGTCTCCTGCCCTGGCCATCCCCGCGGGTGCAAAAATGGCAGGCGGCGTCCTGGACACCGCGGGGGATATCATGCAGGCCACTGGCAAGGCCATGGGTGAGGGGGTGGGGCGCAGCGGCCTCATGGGCCGCGCCTCCCAACTGGCAACCACCGAGGCCGGGAAGCACTTGACCAAAGCCGCCAGCTACATGGACCCGATGCTTTCAGCAGCCGGCAGCGTGGGGGCTGGTGTCACTGCTGGTGCGGTGGTGGGCGGCATGTTGGGCGGCTTGTCCTCACGCCAGCAGGGGGAACTCTTTGGATGGGGTTCACCGGAGCTTTGGGAAGGTTTGGGCGGCGGCATGGCCCTTGGCGGTGCCGGTGGTTTTATCGGGCATGGTATATCAGTGGGGACCGGCTTGGCTCGGCGCGGGAGAGTCGCCGAGGACGCTGAAGCATTTCGGGCCACCCTGAATGACGAGCAGGCAGTCTTGTTCGACAGGTTTAATAATCGGATGACTGAACTGGGGAACCACGAGGCAGTCGCGGAGTTAATTGACGCCAAGGCGTGGCTGGGCGATGAGGTAACCGTGACGCTGGTGGACGAGGCCGGGGCGGCGGCCTTGACCGGCCAACCCTTCAAAGGGGTTCACCTTGAGGGCGACAACTCCATATTGATTAACGTGGATCGGGCCGATGGCGGCACAGCGTTCCATGAGTCATTCCATGGCGCGATCCGCACCATGGCGGGGCGCAAGTATGGTAAAACCATGGCCGACTACATGCTCGACCATTTCACGGCGGGCCAAATTCGTCAGCATGTGCAACGATACCTCGACATGTTTGGTTTAAAGCCCGGATCAAAGGGGAGGGCCGCCAAGTTGAAGGAGTTAATGAACGACCTCCCGCGCACACTTGAGGAAGTAAACGCCAACATGTTCATGGACTTCCTGCGCCGGCGCGAGAATCGCGATCTGCTTCTCAGGGGCCGCAAGGGGGTGGATGGGGTTATCCTGGGGCTGCTGGCTCGGGGATATGATTCCATCCTGGGGCGGTCCGGGATACGGGATGACGGCAACCTTACAGGCAATAGGGGCATGGACGCCCTGTTCCGTGAACTCATTGAGGCCAGGGGAGCCATCAGCCAAAGGCAGGCCCAGACAGGGCGTCCAATGATTCCGGTCAAAACCAAGTCTCCCGAGGAGGCTATCGCATGGGCCAAGGAGCATGGCCAGGAGAACGCACTGGCCGTGGATGAGTCCGGGAAGGTCACAGGTTTAAAGACTGAAAAGGAAGTATCA